TAAATACCTTTTACCATTTCTTACTGTAATTTCATCAAATGTCTTTCCAGTTACCCAATTAATCTTTGATCCTATAAACTGTTCTAAATCTAACATTGTATAAATAATCATATCTTCTTCCAAAGTACCAATAAATTCTGTGCCTAATCTATCTGAAACCTCTTGCCTTATTTTTTTATCAGGAAAAATACAATTTTTATCATCTGTTCTAACTAAAGAAAATACATTGTAATCTGCTGGATAATTTGCAGCAATATAGCTTGACGTTTTACCGCCGCTTAAACTATTAACTGTTTTCAATTTACTTGTTGCCATCTTGAACGTATTTTTTTAATTCGTGAAACTCTTTTGTTTGCAATGTTTGTTTTATATTAAATTCATATAACTCTCCGCCTTTTGTTTTTGCTCCTAATTCTTTTTGACCAGTTGCCGGAGAGGTATAAATATAATACTCAATAATTCCTTTTATTTTATTATAGCCTATTGGTTTAGTTTTAGAGCGGTAATCATCCATAAACCTATCAATGTACTTTATGCCGTTTTTATCTGTGTTTCTTAATTTAAGAATACTTAAAAAGTTTTTCGCCCAAAATTGGTCATCTCTTAAATCTTTTGCCACGTTGTAAACATCTCGTAAATTATATTTATCAATGCGCTGAATTTTATCTAAGCATTCCAACCATTTGTTTTTTTGTGCTTTTGTTTTCGGTCTATAATTTAAAGGAAAAAGGCTTATAAAATGTGGAAACGCCTTTTCAGTAATCTCAGTAAATATAGGCGCTTTTACATTTTGTACATTATTCTTTTTTATATTATTTATATTATTATATTTATATATAACCTTGCGCTTTTCGTCAATAGGGGTATTGATCTTTTCGTCAATAGGTATTGCGCTTTTCGTCAATAGGGTAGAAATGTAAATTCTTCTCTCTTTTATGTTCTTTGTTCCCTTTTCATAAATCATTTTTATTTTTAGAAATTTATTTCTTTCTAAATTAGAAACCCATCTTGAAACAGTAGATTTTGAAACCTGGTAAAGTTGTGCAAAATATTCATTAGAGGCGTAACAATAACCTTTTTCATTTGCCAAGGCGGTAAGTTCGCCGTACATTAATTTTTCGTTAGCCTTTAAATTTTTAGAATATCGTACCTCTGCCGGTATAACGGCATAATAGTTTTTCTTGTTTTCCATTTTGAAAAAATATTTTTACAAATTTAGCTGATATTTTATTGAATCGCAAAATTTTCTTAGTTCATCAAAGATTTTTTTAAAATCTTCTAGGGGAATCTCGCTATCCTCGTACTTATACCAAAGCAACTCAATCAGTAGATCAAACTCAACTCGTGTTGATTTTCCGATATAACTATAATTAGTTATTTTATCTGTTGTTGAACTTTGCGTATATCGCACTTTTTGTTTTTCAGCGTCAAAGTAAATGGTTTTATATTGCATTTTTTTTTAATTTTTAAAGTAATTATCGATAGCTTCTTTACAATCGTCAAAGTTATTTAACCAAATAGCATCCCAATTGCATTTTTTAAGCCATTTAAGCCATTCTTTTTGCTTTGGTGTAGGTTTGTTATACTTATACTTTAATTCTATCGCTAAACCGCTTCTTTTTGCATTTGGCGTAAAAATTAATAAATCAGGAATACCTGGCTTTGTGCCTAAATATTTTAATTTGTATTGTTCAAAAGGCGATCGTTTACCCTCATTCATAGGGTGCGTAAAAATTGCCTCAGGATATTGCATCTGAATATAATTAATTACGGCCCGTTGGAGTAAATCCTCGCCTTTTAAATACTTTTGGTATGGGTTAGCTCTAGCCATTAAATTGCATTGTCTAAAACGCCAATTAAAAAGCGTAATTCTGAACGTTCTAATTCTGCAAAAAACATTTTGTTGTTTTTGTAAATTGTTACGTTGTAATAATCTTTTTTTGATTTTTCAATTTTTATCTCTAATTCGTCCACAGTAAAGGTTTTTTTTCTTGGGTTAATGTTTCAGTTCTAACAATGTCATCAGTCTCAAAATGAGCCAATTTTTTTTGTTCTTCTTTTTTATTTAAAAATTCTTCTCGCTTGTCTTTTAACTTGTTAAGTTTAAAAAGTAAAATATTTATTTCGCTTTCAATATCAGTAATCAACACTTCTTGGTTTTCCATAAAAAAATTATTTTCAACCAGTTTGTAATTTTCTCTAAAATAAGGATCGTAGTTTAACAAATCTTTTGCGCTTTTAACGTGGTGAACTATTGTTGCGTGATTCATATTTAAAAACTTACCGACTTGCACATATCTAAATCCTTTGACCTCATAAAAAGCAATTAAGCAAAATATTTTTTTTGCATCAACAACCTCTCTAACTCTGCTTTTATCTTTTGGGTCTTTTTTTAAGTGTCTTATAATTAAGTTTCTTAGTAATTCTAATTGCTCTAACATATATTATTCTTTTTCCTCAATTTGATTTAATAAGCTATAAAGCAATTTAATTTCTTTGTCTAAAAATGGCAGTTTCTCCATTCTTTGTGCCACTTCATAAAGTGTTTCCAAATCTTTAATTTCTAATTTCATTTGTGTTTGTTTTTTATAATATTAAACTTCCATCCTCGGAAAATTCGTTCCAGTTATATCCTGAAACAATTCCGGTTTCTTTATAAATTTTCCAATCGCTAAACGCTCTTTTCCAACCTCTGCGACCTTGGTCAATCATTTCCTCACTTAATCCGTAAACCTCTACTGAGAAAGGATAATTAGTTTCGACTGCTATAAATCTAAAATTTTTAGCCGGTATTCCTAACATATCAGAATAAAATGCGCATTGTAAATGATAGCCGTATTTGTAAACATCTCTTTTAAACGCCATTGGTGCATTGTCTTGGCACGTTTTAACGTCGCTTATAAAGTTTTCAACTCGATTTAAACAATCAGGCCTCACTCTAACTTGCAAACCCTCGTGTTCTAAATAATGCGACAATTCAATTTCGCCTTTGCAATATTTTTGCGCTAAATCGTGATTTCTAAAGTTGTTAAGTATCGCAGTTATTTTTTGGTGATCATCAAATGAGACTAAGGATTTGCCTTCCGCTTTTTCTTGCTCCATTGCAAATTGCTCTTTTCCCGCCTTTGTACGTCTGTCAATCTTTGGCATAACGTGAAAGTCTTTATAATACAATTCAGGCTCTAGCATTGCACAATGTACCGCAGTACCCAACGCCATTGCAGAAGATTCAAAAGGCTTTTGATTTAAAAAGTGATATACTGATTTTTTAAATATTGCTTTTAATCCTGATGCGCTTATTCCGGGCGATGAATGATAATCCTCATTTGTATCAAATAACGCTTTTACTTCTTTTTGTTTTGTTTCCATTTTTTTTATTTAACGATTGATGTTATAAAAAGAATAATTATTGCCACTATTACTGATAATAATAAATAGGTTGTTAATCCAATTCTAGTTTTTGATTTATTCATATTTTTATAATCTATTATCACAGATGTAATCTGTTTGTTCTTTTAAAATTTGTTGTAATTTTTCGTTTTGTTTTCCTAATTTTTTGTTTTGTTTTCGCAATGCTTGAACTTGCATTGTTAAAAATTTAATTAAATCGTTTTCCATAATTTAAGAATATAATTGTTAATATTTGCCTAAATTAAAAAAATACTTTCAATTAAAAAAATATTTTATAAAAAAAAGCGATTCCAATATGAAACCGCTTATTGTTTTTTGCTTGTCAATTACCTAAAATGGTAAATCATTTACTGGCGCTGCTTCTTGTGCTTTTTGCTCAGTTTGTGCTTCAGGCTTCCAAGTATTAACAGAAACAGATACATCTTTTCCGTATTGATCCGCCTCTCTTTTATCGCTAATATTTAGCTTTACATACTTTTTGCCTTCATATTCAAAAATATGTTCTGCCGGTAGATTTGACAGATTAATTGTTACGGCTCTAAAAGTTCCGTACTCTCCCTTTACTTGTTTACCGCCTCCGCAGTAGATTGTTTCTTTACTCATTGTTTTACTATTTTAAATTAAACTTATTTACTATTTGTTCTCTGTAATCTTTTTTCATTTTAAACGTATTTAAAACCTTTTCGGCTTGGTCTTTTGTAGCCTTTAAAGTTGCGTTTAATTGTGATTCAGTTAGCCATTTTTTATTGTCTGACTTTTGATTTGTAACGGCGTTTTGAACTTCGTTTGCAGATGCTATGGAAGTATCTATTCCGATACCTAAATAACCCAACGCCCTACCTAAAGCGGAGGTAAATCCATTCTCCACAAAAGAGGTTTTATTTATGTAACTCGAATCTCTGTATTCTTGTGCGTGTGCCGATACAATAGGCTCTCCATTAGAATCGTAGATTGTTACTTTAAAAATACCTTCAGTATCATCAATGCTGACAATATCCTCTTTAATTCCAAAGCCTTTAAATTCATTTGTATTTCTAAAATAAATTAATCGCTCATTAACTGTGATGTACTCTTTTCCTTTAATGTTTATTGTTTTCATAAAATTTAAAAATTTAAGGTTAATTCAATTCCATTCAAATTAAATTCAGCGCCTTGTAATATTGACACTTCATTAATCGTAAAGGTTTTCGGATTTTGTAAACGTGATTTTAATGTTGGCATTGTGCAATTTAGCAATTTACAAACATCATAACGCTTTAAATTTAGCCGTTTCATTTCGGCTTTGAAGTTGTTTTCAAACATATTTTCTATTTATTTTGTTACGCAAAAATAAAAAAAAACTTTCAAATAAAAAAATTATTTTTAAAAAAAACCGCCGAGTAACAAATTTGTTAAACGACGGCTGACAAACAAAACAAAAGAAAAAGTTTAATTTATTATGCTAGTTGTTGGAGTATCGTCATCGTTATTTGGTAAATGTGATTTAACTTGAAATTCTGCATTTTTTACGTTATAGGTTAGGCCATCAATTATTGTAGATTGTGGGTCGTAATCACTAGCGGAAAAATAAAACCAAATTTTATTGTGAATAGACATCGGCTCTCTTTTTAAATTTCTAAAAGTTCCGGTGTATCTTGTTAAATATTCTCTGTAATCATTAGATATATTTTTTCCTAAAACTTTCATTAAATCAATACTATTTGGCTTAAAAGTTATTGTAGGATTTGCGTCTCTTGTTCTAAAATATCCAGACTTTTGGTCAGGTATTCTTGTTAGTTTAACAATATTTGTATTAGCACTATTATTATCAAGTTTAGAAATAAATGTTTGGTTAGATTGGTCTGCCGATGTTTTAGTTTGTAATATTTGCATATTATCAAAATACGTTGTGTCGTAATCAGAATCTGAACAAACTGTGTTGGCTATAATAAACTTTATTGTTGCCGTTGTGTCTGTTCCAATATTTAAATCAGTATCATTTAAAGCAATGTTTAAATCAACCCACTTGTTTGGCGTTTCTGTTGTTATTGAATTACTTCCTCCATAAGTTGAAGAAAACTTGCCGGATGCAGCATCCCAAAAATAACCAACACTTCCCAAAGTTGTAAAAATAGAATATTGAAAATTAGCTGAAACATTTGAGTTTTGAGAATTTAAAAAACTAAAATAATATTTTAACTTACAAGTAAAGCTAGAATATTTTACCTCTTGCGGATTAAATACATCGGTTTCAAATGAAAACATTTGATTAAATCCCGTATTCTGTGCAATGTCAGTCAATTTCATTGATCGCCTACCTTTAAAAGAGACTTCATCAGTTGCAATTTCTGCGTAAAATGGCACATAAGTAATTTGAAAAGTTGAATTTACTCCTAAAGTATCGTCAAAAGGTATTGTTAATATATCATCAACCAAATACCCTTGTCCTTTGTTTGTAATTACAATAGATTGAACACCTCCACTTGATATTGTTGCGCTTACAATCATACCGGTACCACTTCCACCGCTTGGCGTAAAGCTTCTTGTTCCATCAGGCGAAAATCCGCTTCCAGGATTGGTTATTGTAAAACTTGGTAAAATTGTTGGATCTTCAATAATGTCAAACCCATAATCTCCATATTCAAAGCCTGAATTATAAAAAGCGTTTTTTGTTTTTAAATAACTTCCAACAATATGAATTTGTGATGCCGGTTGCAAAAATTCTCTTGACAAACTATTTCCGGTTTCTTTTAAATCAGCCTCATTGCTAAAAAGAATCTGTTTGCGTTCGTTTCCAATACTAGCACCTAGATAGTTATATTTTCTAAAATCAATATACTCTTTTGAAGTACTTTCATATTGTGTTGTGATTTTATTTCTAATATTTGTAGGTGTTACTGTTGTTTCTTGTAATTCATTATAAATTAAATCCTTAACGTAATAATCAAATATATTTGTTACCTCAACAATATACCATTTGTTATATGATTGATAAATTCGTAAATTGAATTGTTTTAATAAAAGTTCTAGTTGTTGCTTTGCGTTTAACAATCCATAATCTCCGGTCATTTCATCATAACCAAAATCTAAAGTTGTTATATTCTCAAAATCGCTAGTTGTTACCGGGCCAAATGTTCTGTATTTTATATCAGATGCAATATAAATGTCTAAATCTAAATCTAGGTTTTGAAGTATTTCTGAAATACGTTCTAAGTTTGTGATATTTATTGGCGCATTGTTATTATTATAGCCAATTGTGCCATTGAAATTGTTTAGGGTACCTAATCCATCAAAGGCGTTAAAACTGACCGCAAAAGGCGTTGAAATCATTTTTTCTTTGTATCTGTCTACAACTAAAAAACCTGACCAATAAGTTGCCCAAACATCAGCGCCTGAATAATTGTCAATTAAATTTTCTAAACAACCAATGCTTTCAATATTTCCTCCGTCCTCAGAAACCCGATCGTTATATTGATTTGATTGTGTTTGCTTATAATAAACTACAACTTTGTATTCTCGTTCGTCGAATTTATAAAAATCATCATAAGAAACGTCATCAGTAACAAATAGATTTAATTTACATTTTGAGCCAATTATTGGATTGTAAAAATCATTTGAAGATTGCCAAGATATTGAAACCGGATTTGCACCGCCCACCATTTTAAGTACGTCTCCGGTATAATCTTTTTTTAATATTTCAACTTTTTTTCCATATCCTAAAACATCGGAAAACTCTAATCTATATTTAACGCCGTATGCCATTTTTTTATTTTAGTAAACTCTCTCCGCAGTTTCGTTTGCTCTCTCTATTGCAATCAATAAATCTTGCCCATCAACTCTAACCTCTCCGCTGACGTTTATATTTCCGCCATTGTTTGATTTTCCTATAATAGATTGTAACTTGTTTAACGGCGCTATAACTTCCGGGTTTTGTCTTGCTCCTGGATATTCACCAACCAATCCCATAGTTGGGCCGCTAATAATTCCACCATTTGCAAAAGCCGTTGCACCTCCGGCGGTATTTCCTCCAGTGTAACTACTTCCACTACCTCCGCCACCTCGACTTCCACCGCCGCCACCACCAATTTTAGCCGCACCCGCTTTAAACAAACTTCCTAAAGCAACCAAAGCCGCACCCGCAGCAATAGCTAAAAACCCCGATGGGCCTTTAAAGGCTAATTTAACTTTTTCAAGGGTTATACCAATTTTTATTGCTAGTTTACCTAATTGAACTGCCATACCTCCAATAGTTCCTAAAAGAACTTTAGACAATTTGTTTGCCATTTTGCCACCGCCGGTGATTGCGCTTCCAATTGCGTTTCCAATACCATTTGCTAATTGAGACGCTCCTTGTGATAAAATTCTATTCACACCTTGATTAAATTCAGCGGCTCTATTCAAAGCGTCTAGTCTAGCTTGTGACAATGCAGTTTGTTGCTCACGCATTACTTCAGGAATCCTTTCAGTATCAGCTGCAATCATATCACTAATCGGCGTTTGTATTCCCGCTCCGCTAATTCCTTCCATTGCAGAAGTTGCCATTGGTCTTGTTGCAATACCGCCTCCACCTCCAACATCTGTTGAAGTATTGGTACCGGCACCACTAACCGCCATTTCAACTGGAACAACTATTTTTGCAATTGTTTTTTGTTGTAAAGATTCATTAAAATTATCAACAACAGATCCACCTAAAATTGAGGCGTCTGTTTTAATTGCATCAAATGCAGTTGTAAAATTGTTTTTTAAACCAGTTGTTAAGTCTGTAAACCCTTGAACAATTTTGTCTTTGTCAAAAGTAAAAACACCCATTAAAATATCGCCTATTCCTTTAAATAGTGTTATAAAATTATTTGCAAAAGTTTTTATTATTGTTAAAAAAGTAGAAAAAACAAACTTACCAACGGATAGCATATTTTTAAAATTCATTATTAGCGTGTTTACTGCTAATTGAATAGGCAATGAATTGTTGTATAATTCTATAAAATAGTTTCCTATTCTTACTAAAGCGGATTTTATACCCGCCCAGTTTTTATAAATTACAACTGATATTGCAGTTAATCCGGCAACAACTAAACCAATAGGCCCCATCATAACAGTTAAAGCCGTACCAATAGCCGGAGCCAAAGTAACTAAAGTTCCTAAAATATAAAGTACTGGCCCTAAAGCCGCAGCAATACCCGCTAAAACAACTATTAATTTTTTTGTTGTTGGGCTTAATTCTGAAAATTTTTGCAATAACCCATTTGCAAATGATACTAATTTAGTAAATACCGGCAAAATAACTTGACCAAACTTTGCAGATAATTCTTTTAAGGATTCTTGAAATATTCTCATTTGATTTGCAGCACCCCCGCTTGTTCTACCAAAATCGCCCTGAGCGTTTGAAGTTGCCTCCATTATAAACTTATAACGCAATGCAACCTTTTGCGCTTGTGTCATTGTTTTAATATTGGCGTTCATACCTCTTTCCATTGCAAAACTTTCAAGGTTTGCTTGGGTCATAACAATACCTAATCTTTTCAAAGATTCTGTTTCACCGGTAAAAACTCCCGCTAAAGCCGTTGTTGCCTGATCAATACCTATATTTTTAAAAGACGCTAAATCTCCGGCTAAACCAACCAAAGACGTACTCATATCAGACGCAGCGCTTTGATTTAACCCCATTGAAGTTGCCATATCGCCAAACAGAGCGGCCATATCTAAGGCGCTACCTTCTGCAATACCGAATTGTTTTAATGTAGTTTTTGCAAAGTCTTTTACCTCTTTTTTAGATTTACCAAAGGCAACATCTACTTTGTTCATTGATTCTTGAAAATCACTTGCAAATTTAACTGCTGCGCCACCGGCAACGGCTAAAGGCAATGTCAATCTAGTTGTTAATGACTTTCCAACGCTTTGCATCTTTGTGCCAAAACTTGACAATTTAGAACTTGCAGAACTTAGTGCATTTTTTAACTTGGAGGAATCTCCGGTAATATTTATTTTTAAATTCTGTTCGGCCATAGTATTAAATAAGTTGAAACAAAAATACAAAAAAAAAGACGCTTTTATTTTAACGTCTTTTTATTAGTCATTGATTGATATTTTTCCATAAAGGCATCCATTTGCTCCTTTGTAGATTTAGGCTCTGCCCTTTTCTTTTTTCTTGCAATATCACTTGGCAATTGAAATAAATCTTCAGGCTTTAACATTTGAGATTTTTTCTCACATTGCACGTTGTGAATCATTACGGCAATGTAACGAGTTTGCTCCCAATTTAAGTCAATATTGTTATGATAGTGTTGCGCAATTAAAGCGTTTTCCCTCCAGGTTTGCCGCCAAAAATCGTCAGGCTTAATTCCAACTAATCCAATGTAGTGATCAGTTAAAGTTTCAAAATTTACTTCTTCTTTGACGGCTGACGCTTTCCCTTAGTTTCAGTTTCGCCATTTAAACTATTACCTAAGATTTTAGATTGTAGCATTACTTCAACAATTTCATTTATTTTTTCGGCGTCTAATTCATCAAGCCAAGCGCCAACGGTAAATAAATTGTAATCTATTTCGTTTCCGTTTTCTTGGTCGTTTGCTAAGATTGCAGAATATACCAACGCTCTTAATCCTTTTATTGATATTCCGTTTTGAAAAGCTCCGCCTATATCGGCTAAACTAATTCCTAATTGTTCGGTAAATTCCGACCAAAAGTTCATTGAGAAATGCAGAGTTCTGTTTTTGTTACCAACTTTGATGTCAATGTAACCCCTTTTTTTGTTTGTCATTTTTTAAGGTTTAAAATTAATAAAAAAAAGCCGTCGCCAAATATTGACGGCGGCCCTATATAAGTAAACTAAAATTAATTAGTTAGTTGATTTTGTGATTGCTCCAGTAATAGTTAAAGATCCGCTATAAGTTACGGCAGCTTCCATTTCAGCAGACATTTCAACACTTGATAAAAACGCTTCAGCAGTATAAACTGCGTCTCCAGTTTCAGCAGTTCCAAAAACACAAGTTAATTGAGTTCTTGCCAAAAGAAAATCAGCCATTTCAATAGCATTTGACGCATCGTCATATACTACTAATCCTTCAAAAGATATTTCTCCTCCTTTTACGCCTCCGATGTACTCAGAAAAGCCGTTTGAATCTTTAGTTGTGGCTTCCGGCGTGTCCATTGATAAAGACATTGAACAACTTGTAGTGTGTCCAACTGTGGCGCCTTCCACTGTTAAAATTAAGTTAGTTCCGTTAAATACTCCGGTTGTAGCCATTTATGTAATTTTTATTGTTATTAATTTTGTGTAAATATACGAATTTATTTATTTATAATTTTAGGAGGTTAAAGCAACTAAATCGTCAGTAGATCTTAATGTATTAAAAACTGAAATTCTGTGTATATTTATATTATTCATATTGGAACTTACGTTGTAAATATTATCGATAATATTTAAAACTCCCGTAGGTGCATTTAATCCAATACTAGAGCCATTAATATAAACATAAGTATTTGAGGCGTCATAAGCAATTGCCATTTTGCAAAGTGTTCCAGGTTGTAAAGTAAAGCCTCCATTTATTAATCCGGATCCGCTAATATTATCACCAAATATATTTATTAAATTACTTGAATAAGTTTCAAGGCGCATTGAATTTCCTCCTGAAAAATCTTTAAATCTTAGCATTTTATAAAAATCTCCATTTTTTCCGTTGTAGGAAAACCACAAAACTAAAGTTGAAGTATTTGCCGGAAAAGTTGTTGAAGATGAAAAGTTTGAACTAAAGGCGCCCTCTGTTAATCTTGAAGATGCAGCACCCTCATTTGATTTAATATATGAAGATGCAAAGCTAGAATTTTCCGCTTGTGCTTGGGCCACATAAATAGTTGAAGCATCGCTACACAAAACTCTTGGAGTAGATCCTGAGGTGCTTGTATGCGAAAACCTTTGCCATTGATTTGTTAAGGTTACAATTTTTAAATCTGTTGAAACGCATCCAATACTTACGTCTTGCGTCTCGGCCTCTGATTTTAAATAAATTGATTGAGTAATTTGTCCGGTTGAAGTTACGCTTATTTCAATCCTTGCGTTTGTTGTTCCGTCAAAAACAACTTTAGCTGCGTTTTTAGTGCCGTCAGGTGATTGAATAAAGTTATCAGTTACAACTGCATTACCAACGCTTGTCCATTGGCTAAAACTTTCAGAGTAAGAAATTAAATTTGTTGATTGCGCTTCTATTTCAATATGTGGGCAATTGTCAGAAACACCGCTTATTTCTTTATATGATAAACTTGGAATGTTTTGTTTTACCTCTGTAATATATTCATTTTTTGCAATTCTATTTTTTAATGAACTTCTTGAAAAAGTAAAATCGCCATCGCCATTTGTTGGAAATGTAGAATAAATTTTACTTTCTTTTACTCCAGTTGGCTGCAATAAAAAAACAGAATCATTTAAAATTGACATATTTATTTCTTTTTGTGTATTTGATCAAAATCTTTTAAAACTTTATTAACCTCTTTAAGATCTTTAAGATGCGTTCTTTTGCTCAATAAGTCTTGTTCTTTTATCTCGTTTTCAAGTTTGTTGAATTTATGCTTTGATATTAACTCCATAACCTTAAAAGGCAGTTGAATAACTAAATAAGCAAAACCAACAACTCCAAACAATGTTTTTAGATTTCCGTCAATATTGTTAAAAAAATCAATATTAGATATTGCTAGTATGTCCATAAGGTTTAAACCCCAAATTGCAAGACTGAATTTTTCCAAATACGATAAAATCAATTTTATATTAAACATAGCAATTAATTATATGCAATAAACAAGGCGCAATAGTATAAATAAAATCTTCAACCTCAGGCGTTCCTTTTCCAAAAAAATCGTCGTAAACAATTTCTTTTATTGCAGCTATAAGAACAACAATAGTAACCGAAAACAATGTGTTAAAAATCAACAATGATAAAAACAAAATAATACTACCCACAAAGAAATGTAGTAGTTTGTCCTTTTGAATACTTGTAATTATATCTTTAATTTTCATCTTCTCTTTTATAACCATAAAACATATGTGCAGCAGAGCCATTTGGATAAACTCTGTATTGCTCTAACTCTAATTCATCAGTACTTATAACATCATAAGCATAACCAGGATAATAAATAGGATGTTCTGGGTCTGTTGTAGCTTGTGGGTTAATTACTTTACCGATATTCACAACACCTTTTGTTCCGTTTATGTAACGCATTGTTGTAACACCTTCATCAGTTACTTCTTCCCAAACGTTGCTATCTATTAAGACTTGTTTGCCTTGTTGTTCTGTATCAAAAACTAATTTGTATATGTGCATTTTATATTGTTGTTAAAGATTGTAATTCTGCATCTGTTAATGCTTCTTTGTAAACTGCTATTGCTTTTGTTTTTCCGTAGAAAGGAGAAGATGTTCCGTTTGATGTTGCAAAATTTAAAGTATCTAAAGTTCCACTTGAAAAATTTAATCCACCAAAAGAATACCCCGTACCATTTATGTATAATTTACAACCACTTGCACTATATTTAAAGGCAAGTTTATTATTGTTGGTTTGTGTAATTGTTTGTACTGTACTAAATGTTGATGAACCATTTTCAATAATAGCATATAATCTATTTGATGTAAAAAATTCAAAATACAATCTATTAGCCCCACCATCACTTAAAGATATAATTGTACTGCTTGTCGCAGGAGATAAAAGACTTATCTCTGCATACAATACACCCTCTGTACTATTTATCAAAGTAGAGTTCCCACTATTGTTTGCAATATCTTGAAGCCTAGTGCTTGTTGCTCCGTTAGTTGGAATGTATGAGGTTGCGTAAGATTGTTGCTCTGTTTGAAATCCAAATACTGAAACGTCTGCACCACTATTTCCAGCAAGTCCAATACTAGAATTGCTAGAAGCAGTATAAGTGTATGTAAATCTCTGCCATTCATCTGATAAAGTAATACCACCAACTATTGTAGGAATACCATCAACATAAAAACCAAATGATTGAGTTCCAGTATCATTTCTTTTTGCATAAATACTTAGTGTATATTCTGTACCACTTGTTAAAGTTAAGGCATCATTCATAAACCCATTTGCAGTAAATTGTAAACGAGTTGAATTTACTGAGCCATCTGGACTTGTTCCATAGTTTTGTGTTGTAGTTACATTTGTAGGAAAACCCCAACCACTTATGTTTTCAGATTTTGTAGCAAGATTCGTACTCTGTCCCTCTAGCAACCAACTTCCACAACCATCTGTGTAGTCTATTCTAGGTATGTCTGTATCGTCTGTTATTTCTTTAACTGAGATGTTTGCTACAGAGCCACTTGTTACACCTACAGTTCTAATATAAAAAGTACTTGCATCTGTTGCAGTAATCGAGAAAGTATAAACACCAACATCAGTATTGTCAGTAGAAGTTAAAACACCCCCAAGCCAAACTCTAAATGCTCCTTGCGTAATTGATTTTATTTCATAAGTTACTTTATATGTTTTACCTACGGTTGGAGTTAATATGTATTGACCTAATCGTTGTCCATTTGCAGAAGATGTTGCAGTTGCTTCACCATCTCCAATACTCCATCCGCCTCCTAATTGCCAATCTTGCCCTACTTCTTTAACTGATATGTTTGTTATAGAGAAAGCACCTCCAGTACTACTATTTAAGGCAGTAAAAGTTAATCTATCAAACCCACTTGTTATAGTGTGGTAATAAGTATATGTTCCTTGAGAAAACTTTGTGTATCCAAATATGCTTTCTGGCGCACCACTACAATCTAATTTAAAAAAAGCATCTTTAGTAGCTGCAACATCTGATATGTCAAATTGAATCTTTATTGTTTTACCTACTGCGATACTTGACATTAGTTGTCTTAATTCTGCACCAGTTGATGTAGCATCATAATTTGCTTTACCACCTGAAATACTCCAACTTGAATCTTTAGTCCAATCACTATCAGTAGCAAAATCTCCATTAGTAATCAGCTCCGAACTTTCTTGTGAAAAGTTACCATTTGAAACTAACTCTGAACTTATTATCTGTACATTCTCTACTAAACCTTGTGCGTTTACTCTAGTTGCAGCTGAACTTCTGCTGAATGTGAAATCTCCATCTCCATTCTCTGGCTTTACACTCAACATACTACCATCATTATAAGCAGTTGGTGTAAGTAATATTGATGCTTTATCTAATAAATTGGACATATTATGTTATGGTTTCAAGTTGAGTTAATGTTGCTTTTGTACAAGTAACGTTTTCATAATAGGTTGCTCTTGCCTCCAACTCCGTCAGCAAGTTATCAATCACATTATTGATTGCCGGATTTACTTGTAATTTTAATCCTAATCCTATCATAAAATAATTATCTTAAATAACAAACAACCTTTCCACTCGCCACACTCACATCGTCAAAGTTTCCGTAAATTATTGATCCGGCACCTAACGCTAAAGATGTTATTGAAGCATCACCGCCAACTGTATCAATGTCACAAGAAATTGTTGAAGATTCTAGCGCCTGAATAGCGCAAAAGTTTTCACCCGCTAACGATGTAGCAGATGCAGCAATTACCCTTAAACCCTTGTCGCCGAATGATAGTTTTTGAAATTCGCCTGAATAGTATAAATCTGAAGCCATATCTAAATTTTAAAATTTTATATATTTACAAAAATACAAAAATTAAAATTATAGATTTTTAATTATTTTTTCTTACGGCAGATCCAAAAAAGTAGCCAAAAATAGATAATACAATTCCTTCACAAATACCAATTAAATGAATCCAAACCTCTTTGTTAGATTCAGGAATTTGTAAAAATACAATCGCATAAATAATAAAAGCAAAGGCGCCTAATCCAATAACACCGGTTAAATTAAACATAAAATCAAAACCTCCTGATTTAGCCTTTTCAACTTCACGTTTTCTTGCAGAATCTCTATCGGCCACCTCTAACTCATAAAGTTCAATTAACTCATTATGTAATTGTGTTTTGTCTTGACTTGTCAATTCAGGATCGTTATCAATTAAATTTTTAACAACTCCTAAAACACCTTTTTCAGGAAGTATATCTCCAACAAAACCAGGTATCTTTTTTAAAATAAACTGACCAACCTTTGTGTCTTTAAATTTTTTCTTTGGCATTTTTATAAGTATTTATATTCGTCAAAAGCATCAAAACTCGGACAAGCCTTTTCGCTAAAATCTCTGTGGCCATAAATAACCGCTTTTGGATGCAATTTTTTTAATGTTTTTAATAAGTCTGTAAGACTTTCTTTTTGTTGTGGCGTTCTAGTATCTTTAGCATCTAAACATTCGTCCAAACCGCCAATATAACAAACGCCTATGGACATTTTATTTTGCCCTCTTGAATGTGCGCCAATTTTCTCAATGTTTCTACCATAAGAAATTGAGCCGTCCAAATGGACAATATAATGATAACCAATATCAGAAAAACCTCTTTCTAAATGCCAACTTTTTATTTCTTTGGCGCTTGTTTTTCTACCTTCAGGCGTAGCGCTGCAATGAATTATAATTTTGTTTATTTGTCGCATTGCTTTATTTTAAAAATGTGATAATACTGTAATTAAGAAATTTTCAATAGTTGCCGTTGCTCCTGATTTATCTACTCTCACTTGAATTTTACAACCACTTGTTAAAATGTCAGTATGTGTAAATAATTGAGTTGTTCTTGAATACCTCACAAGATCATTATTATTTGCAATATTGTCGTGCATAAACTCAACTGATTTTCCATTATCAGGAAAATACAAACGAGCATCCAATCTTGTGTTTGACGCTCCAGCAGTTATATCAAAATCATTTCTAATAATAACAACTTTACCCGCACCAAGTTCTGAAAAATCTAATGAATTTCTTGCAGAGTTCCACAATTCTCCAGTCACAAAACTAGGCTTATAAGTTGTAATTGTACCACTTCCGGCCTTGTCATTTGTTAAATCTGTCCAAACATTAGCCGTTAAATTTATTGGAGTTACTGACGTTGCTGAATCCTCATAATCAACCCAACCACCTTGTGAATCATATAATTCATTAATAGAATTTTTAATTTCATTTATATTAGCAGCAGTTACCTTGTTTATTTCAGGCAAAACTGAAGTTTGATTGTCCGATTTTGATGAAAAAGTTATTTTAGCCATAGTTTAATTTTTTTATGATTGTAGTTCGTTTTGTAATTCGCTTTGTAACCCTCCAACTGGATTAATTTGTTCAATTTTATTTGACAATTCAATTATACCCCTAAAATAAGTTGAATCTGCTAAATCATCCTCTAAGTAAGTAACGCCATTGTTTACGCTTGTATAAACATTAAATCCGTTTGCAGTTATGTCAATGTAGTTTGATGATCTTGTTCTTACGTTTTCAAGACATTGGGAAACCATTAAATTTGTATCTAATTGACCGCCATCGTCTGAATAAAATTTTGAAATACATTCAATTCTTGTTATTGTCTCAGTATTAAACGATTGTTGGTTTTGGTCTGTTTCGTCAGAAGAAACCGAATAAACTCTTATTAATGGGTATGTTGCATCCGTTGGAATACGATTGTAAACCGGTACCGCAACGCTATTAATTAAAACATTTCCGTTTAACTTTGCAATAATTGCTTTTCTAACATAGTGAATTGCCTCTAACATATTATTTTATTGCTTTTTTAATTTCGCCATTTAAGCGCATTAATAATTTTTTTAGTCCTATTCTAGCAGAGCCAAAGAAAAATGGCTGAGGTTTCATATAACCTGGCTTAGCGCCTTTGAATTGTTCCGCATAACTCTTTGGTATTCCTAGTTCTAGCATATCATCAAAAGTTACAAAAGCACCCGTTCCAAATTCTAGGTAAGGCGCATATTTTGCTCCGGCTATAACTTCAACAGTTTTGCCTTTCTTTTCTGACCTTATCGATTGCCTTAATGTACCCTTGTCAACTGGTGCAGCTCTTTTTGCAATCCTAGCTATATCCATACCGGCCGAGCCTAGTTCTCTTGATAGCGTATTTTTATCAAAGGAACGTAAATTGTCTAACTTTTTTTTAAGTTGAGCCAAATCAGATTGGTCGATTTTAATATTCATTTTACTGAGATTTTGTTGCTAATAATTTAGTATAAAAATCTAAATCAAACTCATACTTTTCATTTATACGATAATTCTTTGTACCGCCCTCTAATGTAAATATATCTCCTAATTGAATTAAATCTGCGGTATTTTTACGCATCATTATTTCAATCTGAATGTCTTGCGTTCTTTTGCCTAGTTTATCGCTTATATCTCCGCTAATTTGCTTTAAGTTGCACCATACAGTTGCAACCTCTGACAAAGTAGAATTAAACCCGCCAAATTCATCAGGCGACTTAACTAATCGCTTTATTGTTATTTTAGAATCTAGTTTTCCGGCATCCATTAAATAAACATAGTTTTATAAGACGTTAAAATCTTTCTTGTTGATGTTGGTATTTCTGCAACATCGTTTTGCTCAGTTGTAAAATCCGCCCTATTATCATAATAGGTTGATATAAGTTGCAACATCGCTTGTTTTACTAAAGAATCATTTATTCCTAATGTTACATAGGTAATTTTAACTCTCTCGGCAGAGCCTCCATCTAGTTCAATCGTTTCATTATCTAAACCAAGTATTTCATAATCAGTTGTAGCCGTTCCGTCAATAGTTACCTCTGAAATACTAGCAATAGGGCCAAAAGGTAAATCGAATAAACCATTTGTTGTGTCTAGGTAGTACGTTCTATTTTTTGGAACAATATCTCTTGAAATATAATTTTCACACCATATTCGAGCCTGAGAAATCATTGCAGTAATTAAATTATCGTCTGCGCTTGTGTCAATACGTGCGTAGTCTTTAACATTTTGAGCGGTTAATATTTCATTCCCGGTTGTTGCGTTGATTTTAATTTGTCTCATCTGATTTGATTTCTTTATATTCAACCTTTAGTTCTTTAGTCTCAAAGGTTTGTTTCTCTTTCTTTTTAGATATTTTAGATCCTAAACCTTTTTTAATCCAGTTCTCAGCAGTATTTGCGTCTAACTCTATAACATCGCCCTCATTGTAACGCTTACCTCCTTTTAAAATGGATTGTTTTATTTTTAGTTTCATATTATGAATATTTTTGTAAAGATAAAAAAAAAGCGCCACATTAGATTGTGACGCCTTTTCGTTGGAAAACAAAATTGAAAACAGTTAAAGTTGCGCAAAGTTATTAAAAAATTTTGAATATTTAGGCGATGTTAATTCAATTGATTTTTTTATGCCGTCATTTTTTAAAATAAAGAATCCGTCTTTCTCTCTGTAATAAATAGCAAAAAAATCAACATCTTTTAAACTATATTTTTTTCTCTTTGTATCTCTTAAGAAAACTCTTGATCTATCTGTGAAATTGTGAACTGATTTAATTTGTACTTTAAACAATCCTTTAGGCGTTTCAATTATGCAGTCATACCTTGAAGTATGTAATAAGGGAAAAGAAACAAAAAACCCTTGTTCCATTGCAGCAGTTGCAAACTTATATTCTGCTAGGCATCCAATTTGGTTGTTATCCATATCGTAAAGATAGCAAAATAAAAAAACCCACGTTTTAACGTAGGTTATAAGTCAATAAAAAGCATTTAGGCGCTACCTATTAGATGAATCAAAACAACCAAAGCAACAGTATTGTTTTCCAAGTTGTACATCAACTCCGCACTCCATACATTCGTTTTTTTCCTCTGACGATTCTAAATGTTCGTTTAATTGGTGATCAAATACATCCATAGCTATTTTTTTTCTAAATAATTAATTTCTCTCTCCAGGCAAACAATCGCCTTTTCTAAATCCTCGATTTCTGTATCTTGGTTTTTTACTCCCGCCCTTACAATGTACTTTATGGCGTTTCCTCTAGCAAATGATAAATTGTAATCGTTTGCAATATCTATAACGTCATAATTGGCGCCATTGTCGTAGTGTTTTGGTTTGCTCATTATACGTTAAAAATTAATCCGGTTAATAATCTTACGATGAAATAGCTAGGCGCTAAAATCATTATCAAAGTTTGTAGTTTTTTCATTTTGTTTGGTTTTTAAAGTTAAAATACTTCTGCAAAAAATTTAGCAGAACTAAATTTAAAAAAGTCACTGCCTTGTAATATTACATTATCATTTTCTAAAATAGTCAGGTAATACATTGAATATTTGTTCTCAATTTCTCTATCAATGTAGAATGTTCTATTCCCTTGAATTGATTCCCAAGTGTTTAAAGATGTTTTTGTAAAAGTCATTTTGTTTTTGTTTAAATTGTTATTTTTTTAACCTAATCATTTCATTCAAAAAAGCATACTCTTTTCTCAATGCTTCTGCATTATTCCAATTCTCTAAAGCATCTGCTTTAAATATTACTATTAATCTAGCTAAAGCTCCTCTATTTTCCTCATCTAAATTAAAAGTATTTTTACCTTTACAATCTAAATAATCTTCTTTAGCACTTCTTGCAGCTTTCATTAGCTTCTCATACTTTCTAAAAATACTCATTCTTCTTGAATTTTCTTTATCTTGCTTTGTGTAATTTGGAAGTTGTAATTTAGGTTTCATAATATTTGTTTTGTTTGGCTAAATTAAAAAAAATTATTTAATTAAAAAAATATTTTTAGTTTTTAACGCAAAAAAAAGGCCTGAAAGTTAATCCAGGCCCTTTAAAATATATTATTTTAGTTATTATGGAGTTTCTAGTGCTGCAATTGCAGTTGCAAAAGATCCATTTACAAACGCATTTGGCAAGTAGTTTGTTAAAGCAACTCTTTCGCTTACTCTAACAGTTACAAATCCATCTCTTACGTTAGTTCCATCTTCTCTAAAGAATTCAACATTAACACCTTGTCTAACCCATAACTGAGTACCAATACCGAAGTTTCCGATTAAGAAAGTTCCCGCAGCGATAGCAGTATTTTGAATTACTTTAACTCCTGAAAAAGAAGGTTGTAATCCGTTATAAACTTGGTCTTTCAAGTATTTGTTAGTTGAATCTTTTAACAATAAGATTTTGTTAAAGTCAGTAGGATTTAACATAATACAATCAGCGTTGTAGTTTAACAAAGCTAATTGGTTTAATGCTGCAACAATAACGTCAAACTCATTTGCAGATTCAACAGACTGATAAAATGCACCACTTGCAGATACATCAAAGTCAGCTGCATCAGTAATGATTCCGCTTAAATTAGCACCAGTTCCGTCTCCGCTTAATATTTGAGCATCTTCCACTTCTAAAAGTTTCTCAGGCGCTCTTGCAGAAAGGTACGACGTTAATTGAGGCGTATCAGCTAACATTTCCTCAGAAATACGGAAGTAAGTTCCGATTTTTCTTACGTTAGCATCAGCCGCAGTCATATCAAAGTCAGACTGTCCTAAAGTTGCACCTTCAGCAGTTGCAGCAGCGCCATTAGAATATCCTGATTCTTTTACATATCTTACAACATCAGATTGAGTTGATCCAGTAGCTAGTAATTGTCTTACGTGAACTGGTCTTGTAGGGTCAAATTTATAACCTGGTACTCTGTCCGCCGGAATTACCTCTCCGGTAAAATCAGCTGCAACAGTCATATCCGCTTTTAATTCAAATGATGCGCTTCTTGAATTACCTTTTGCAATTCCATCAACCGCTCCATTATCCAACGCCTCTTGTAAAGCACTTTTAAAAGTTACTTTCTTTTGGCTATTGAATTGTTTTTTGTTTGCTACTTCCATAGCGTCTAAACGCTCGTTTAATTTAGTAGCCATTCCGCTTA